AAGTAGTTAGTAACGGATTATCAATAACAGCTAAAATTAGCAAATCAGCAGGTGATATTATAGGCTTAATAAAAGAGGGAATTCTTTCCGCTTTTAGTGTGGGCTTTGTAATAAAAGATGCCGACTTTGACCCTGATTCAGGGATTTTTATGATCAAAGAGTTGGAACTTTTCGAGGTTAGTGTAGTTTCTATACCTGCTAATCAAAATGCACTTTTCAGTATAGAAAAAAACTTTTCTAATCCTGAAGATTATAAAGAGTTTAGAAATCAATTTATCAAGAGTGAGGAGACTTTAATGGTAGATAAAAAAGACGAAACGGCAGCAGTAAAACCTGCTCCAATCGATATCGCAGCTTTAGCGAGAGAAATTTCTTCAATAGTTAAGGGTGACCTAAAAGCTGAAGAAAAAGCAGCTAAAGAAGCCGAAAAAGCAGCAGCCGATGAAGTTGCTAGAATGGAAGCTACTGCAACCACAGCTGCGGAACGTCTAGTTAAAGACTTACGCGCTGAACTAGAAGTAAATAATAAGAGTATTTCTGAGGCCCTAGTTGGACTTAGAGAGACGCTTAAGAAAGAATCAGAAAATGGAGAACTTGAGAAAGTTTTCGCAGCTGAAAAGAAAGATAGCAAAATGCAATATGCCGGTACAGAGAAAAAGACATTAGAAATGATTGATCAAAATACTCGAGACGGTATGCTTTATGCATCTAAGATTTTTGGATGCCCTATTACAGAAACAAAAACATTCAAAGAATATGTTAAGAAATCTAACATGGAGCACTGGGATTCTGGTGTAACAGGTCAATGGGAAGACGAGTATTCAACTCGTGTACAAAATGCTCTAAGACAACAATTAGTAGTAGAGCCACTATTCCCAGCGATTCCTATGACAACACCTACTTTGAATATGCCAATTAATCCAGAAGCTGGTGATGCAACTTGGGTACATAGTACAGCGTACCGTTCACTTACTGCACCTTATGATGAGACTAACTCACCTTTAGCATCAAGTGGAGCAGCTAAGACCCATCAAATTGATGAACAAGTATTAATTGCTTACAAACTTGCTACACGTGAGTATATTGGGTATGAAGAAGAAGAAGATAGTATTGTAGCTTTGGCTGCTATTATCAATGACGCAGTTGTTCGTAGAATGGCTCGTTCTTCTGATCTATCCTTCCTACGTGGTGGAGGTGTTTTAACATCAGCATCTTTTGATCCTATTCTAGGACTAGAAGGTCGTGGTGCTAATACTACCGATGTAACAATCGCTGGTGGCGCTGCTTGGGAAGCTGCCTTGACAGAAGATGTAGTTGCTACAATGCGTAGAAACTTAGTACTTTATGGTATTGATTCTTCAGCACTAGTATTAATAGTATCTCATGACCTATATTATGGTCTAATGACGTTGCCTAAATTTAAGACTGTCAATGAGTATGGCCCTCAAGCTACTGTTCATACAGGTGAAGTAGGTAATATCTTTGGTGTTAAAGTTGTTGTTTCACAAATGTTTAATAATGCTGCCATTACAACTGGTACAGTTGGTACAACACTAGGTATTATGTGTCGTCCAACTAACTTCATTCGTGGAGAGCTACGTGGAATTATGACTGAAGGTGATCGCGATATTATTAACCAGAAACGAGTAATTGTTTCTAGTCGTAGATTTGCCTTTAATGATATTATTACTGGCGAAGGTACAGTTAATCTTCAAATCGCATCTTAATTGATACGGTTATTATTGTCGAAAGAGTGGGGAGATTTCTCCCCACTCTTTACTGTGTAGGGATATTATGACTGATATTATAAGTTTAGATTGTTATAAAGAAGCAAAAGAAATAAAGAGTAGTACTAAAGATGGTAAGATTCAAACTCTTATCACACAAGTTAGTGCACTTATAGAAAACTATTGCAATAGAAAATTTACTACTTATTCTGTATCGCAAAATGCTAAGGTTGAATGGCATGATGGACAAACCAATAAAGTTTTTTTAAAAGAGTTTCCTGTTATTGAGGTTATTTCGGTAAAAACATCAACAGATGGTGGTATTACCCAAACTGCTTTAGTAGAGGCTGACTCAGCAAGATCTGGATATCTGGCAGATATAGAAGAAGGTAGTGTATTTACACAACAGTCTATCTATAATTTTATAGATGAATATGATATAAAATATAGAAGTTTAGAAATAGAATACACGGCGGGATATACTGAAGATACTATACCAGAAGATTTAAAATTATGTGTTATAGATTTAGTACATTATTATGAAACTGGAGAGAATATTCCTAGTAAAAGTTTGGGCGGAGCTACTATAGATAATGCTTTACCGTATGCAGCTAATAGCTTTCCACCTAATATCCGTAGAATTTTAGACTTATATAGGTTTAGCCCATAATGTCTACTAAAGATTTTTCTAAATTAAAAAAAGTTGTAGAAAATTTTATAGCGCCCGGTAGTACTTCTAAAACCAGAGAGGCTATAGATAACAGGGTTCAAGGTTTTGTAATTTCACCTGAAGTTATTTTAGCAGAAATAAAGAAATCGTATTCACCATTTCAATCACCCGCAATGAAAGGTATTGTTAGTGGTAATCTTAGTAAAATAGCTCAAGAAATATCTGATGAAATATGGAAATTATTAAAAAGTGCTCCCAAAGCTATAAAAGCTTCTTATCAAGTAGCCGGCGGGAAAATTCCTACTAACTTTCTTTATGGGGAGGATAAGGCCGTGGCTTATGATGAGGCTCAGAGAATATTTTATATTAGAAGTAGGGTAAAGTCAAAATCTACTTCGTATAAAGATCTGGGTACCGTTATGACAGAGGTAAAAAATAAAGTAAGAGAATATCCAGCAACCAATTATACTAAAATATTTCTTCTTCCCACTCAAGCATGGTTAGATCAATTAGAACGTATTAAAGATGAAATAGAAGCAGAAACCCCAGGAATTGGTAGAGTTGGAAAAGCTGTAGAAAACAGAGTAAAACGTAAGCTAGATCAACAGGGTACTAGGGATTTACCACAATTTAAGGGTACAAATCAGCTGGGGCAATCTATAGGACACACATTTGGGGCCGGAGCTACTAAAGCAGCAAGCTTTCTTAATGACTCTCATGGTATTCAAAATCTAGATTTAGAAAAACCATTTGAATTAATTTCAACCATACCAAAGGAGTTTAATTCTAGAGTACAATTTTTATTGAAAGAACTTATTCTTGCAGATACAAGAATAGAATATGAAAGAAAATTTGATTCAAAAGGTGGTACAGGTAGAATTACAATTACAGTCTGGGAAGATACTATAGCAAATGCTAAAAGTGGTACAGCTGTACAATCCGCCTTAAAAAAACTAGATCTATTAGCAAAAGAAATACAGTCTACAATTGAATTAGAAGAGCTAAAGGGGAGCCCTAGTTATAGACAATTACTGCAATTACATGTAGAAGATCTGTTTTTAGGAAAAAAAATTGTTTCCAAACTTTTTAAAACTAGTACAGTTATAAAAGGGAAAAAACAAAATATATCTATTCCTATAACAAAAATTGCTGGTGCTCAAGTAAAGGTAGATGCTAAACGTGCTCGTAAGGAAAAAGGAAAAGTAGGGGATTTAACTAAATTATTATTTTTTCTTAATTCTAAATTACACGATAAGATTCGTGAAAATATGGGCAAGGGTGGGTCTAAACAAACACTTAATTATAGAACAGGTAGATTTGCCCGTTCAGCTAAGATTATGCAATTGCTGCCCGGTAGAGAAGCAAATATGATAGAAGCACAAGTGAAATATATGCGCAATCCTTATGGCGTATTTGAGATCGGGGGAAGACTTAACCCACCAAAATTAAGAGATCCAGCGGGTATATTTGGTAGAAGTATAAGACAATTACTTCAGGAACATAAGATAGCTACTTTAAGAAGAGTTAGGGTGACGTTACGTGGCTAATACAAGACAGCAAATAGTTAGCGCTTTAGTAGAATTATTTAAAACAAATTTAACAGGTGAAAGTCCCTACATTACTAATGTATATGATAATGTAAAAGGTAAACAGGTTTTTTGGGACGAGGTAACAGACTATCCAAGTATATGTATTTATTCTGGTGGAGAAACCAGAGAATACTTACCTGGTGGATTCAAGTGGGCTTTTCTTACAGTTAACATAAGAATTTATGTTCAAGATGAAGATTCTAAAGATCGACTTGAAGAAGTTTTCCAAGATGTCGAAGCTATACTAGATGATAATAATGATCTTACAGTAGATGGTAAAGACCTTAGTACTGATATAAGAATATTATCTCTAAGCGATGATGAAGGATTATTGAACCCTCTGGGTGTAGGAGAAATTACACTAGAGATAAGATATGAAGTATAATATGAGGAGATATATAAATGGCATTTAGTTTATCAAGAAACGCCAAACTATACGTTAGCACAAGCGCAACAATCGCTCTAATGACTAACGCAAACACGTGGGAAGTACCTATTTTAGATGGGTTCAATTTCACGGCAAATACTGGAACACAGGAGATTGAAATTTCTGAGGCTGGTATTGCACCAGTACGTGGAAATCAGGTTTTCACCACTTCTATTGATCCAGTAGATTGGAGCTTACAAGCTTATATGCGTCCAAGATTCAATACTCTTAACACACAAGTTGATGCAGTAGAACGAATTCTTTGGGAAGCATTAGCGGCCGGCCCTAAGCCAACTAATACAATAACTACTAATGCAGATGGTGTAGCTACTACAAGAAATGATGGAGGAGCCGGGGGTCTAGTTATAGACTTTGCAGACTCTAACAGAAATGAATTGTTACAACTATCACTAGTATTCAATTTAGGAACAAGTACTAGCCCAGTATGGTATCATATTGAGGGTGCAGTTGTAGATACAGCTGAAATTGATTTTGCTATCGACGCTATTGCCTCTATTTCTTGGGGTGGGTTTGGTACAAGATTATCAGAAGTTACGTCTAGTAGTGATTTAGCTGTACTGACAAGCATGCTAACAAATGCGGCAGGAGATTGGCTAGATTCGGCGTTCCCAACTGGCGCAGCAGG